ACAGAGGCATTCCCCTGTAAGTGTCGACCCTATATTCTAATCCAAATACTAAAAAAGCCTGTAAAGTTCCTGTTTGTGTGTATGCGGGTACTCGTTCGTACTGCATTGTGTCTAAAAGAACATGATAAGCGACTGGCTCACCATATTTGTTTATCTCGACACCATTGGAAATAAAATTTCCTGTTTCTGGATTTGTGTCTATTAATGGAGTTTTAATGTAATATCCATCAATTACGCGGGCTGAAACAGTCTTATTTTTATCTTCCGGTCTTCCGTAATCTAAAATAATCAAACAATCACCGCCAACTATAGCCTGTTTTTTTGCTTCGTATGCTAATTGGTGGAATGTTTTATGTCGTGTGTTAGTAGCTCGTTTGCTATCTAAATGTAAATTAAATCTACTTTCGGTTACTCGGATGAAATCATTATAATTTAATCCAGTATTCACTAGAACTTCTTTTTCTGGTTCAGACTTAAATTTTAATCCAGTTCCGATTGTCCATAATAAGAAGTTATGTATAATCAACTGTGCTATTTCACTCTCTGTGTATGCTTGCCAACTACGCCCTGCTAAACTCTGAAAGTCTGGTATGTAGTTTTTAATAGCCCCAAGCTCACCGGCATTCTTTTCACCGTTGTACGGCTCAGATATGATAATGGGAGCATTATTATTATAATAAGGGAATCCCATCTGCTTAAAAAGTGCGGTGGCAACCTTTTCAGCCTTACCTTCAGATTTTTTTGCAAAATAACTCTTTACTCCCATTACCAATATCTCTTAACTAATGTATTTGCGTCCCTTAAAATAGTTGCTCGTCCTGTTGCTCTATTGATTAATCGTTCGCGAATAGCCTCATACATGATGATAGACTTCGTTATCTCAGTAATCGAGGTGTAAGTAGTGTTTATCTGACTTTGACCATCGTTAAACTGATACCCTGAAATCTCACCATTGCTTGCAGCATTCAATGAGCACATTTCTAAAGCCTCGATAACAGCCGTTAATCTGTTAATCCTCGCTTCCACATCTGGGGCAGCTCCTATATACGCAGCAGGGTTATCGTAGAACATAAAATTATTTTCGACAAATATATTACTTTTTGCATTGTCATATAAATATTATTTTATACATTTGCAACATAAAACGTAAAACGTAAAAATATGGAAGAAGAAAAATTCATTGCAGTAGACGAAAAGACCACCTTTGACGGTGTAAAGATTCAGTGTAAATTAATCACAAATGAGAGTGTAAGACCGTGCACTATATGCCTATTGGCTAAAAAGTGTACAGAAAAACATCTGTTAAGAGGTATGTGTTTTGGCAAATTCAGGAAAGACAAAAAGTGTGTGTATTTTGGGAAGCAGGATAAATACGAACATGACCATTCATTAAATTAGTAGTGAACTATGAATTACACAGTGAAAGAGTACGCACAGGCTTTCCCGATTTGTGGTGTAGTAAAATCAACCGATACAATACTTCGGATGATAAAGAATAACCAACTTCCCAGCAATCATATTGTGAAAAACGGAGGTAAACAATATTTTATTGAAGTAATTGAAAAAAAATAAACGTTATGGGATTTTTGTTAAGATTAAAACAGCACGTATGCAAACACAAAAGAGTTGAAAGTACTTTTATTGCTAGACCCAAAATAAAGAAACAAAAATGCTCAGTGAAGCCAGTTGTTCTTTATAATGTATTTCAGGTTTATCGTTGTTATAAATGCAAGGTGTTTATGAAAGAAATTAAAGTTAAATCAGATTTAACGGAAAAGCAAACGGAATTATTTTATAAAGAAAAGAATATTGATTATTCACGAATCTAATTACTGAATCAATTCGCAAAATTCCAACCAAGTAATAGTCTTGCCGATTGATTTTGAAACGGTCTTAACGAATATATCACGTAAAGCCATATTATAAACCCGACAGTCCCAAAAGTGATTCTTTGACTGTTGGGTTTTCTTTTCCCACATATAGGCTATTTCTATTCCAGTAGCCGAAACGATTGGCTTTCTTTGTTCTCCTTCGTACTGTTCGAAGTATCTATAGTCATATTTACCATCCGAAGGACTAGGATAATTCATAAATCCAGCAGGTTGATTATACCCTTTTGAATATTTTAACTTCATAAGTTCGGATAATGTGTCTTTTATTTGATTTGATTGAACCAAATAAAGTCCTACGCGTTCCCGTGATTCTTTAAAACAAGGTGTATCAGCGGAAACGTTTCTCTTTTTTTCTTCGCTATCACCCTTTAATCCGACAAGATTAATTCCTGTAATTTCTAAATCGATGTATTGATAAGCAATTTGGGTGAAATAACCTGTATCAATACCGGCAATAGCTATTCTTAAAATCTCACCATCTTGTGTTATATATTCTTTTTTTATTATCTTAGTTAGGTCTTTCCATACAGAATTTTCAGATCCATGAATATAACTCTTAATTTCCCTTTGTTCTTTGGAAATTCCACGTTGAAATGAACCTATACTTCCGGCATCGATTGAATAAGTACTTCCGTTCATCGAGTGTGCCAAAACTTCATAGTCGATACGGGCGTCATCTTCTGTACCGTTTAAGTCACATGCGCAAGTAAGAAGTATTATTTTACCGTTGCCATCGGTTACGGAAATATTTGTCGGGATAGTTCCAACTGAATAATCTCTTAAATTTCGAGATATTAAAGATGAGTTAATTTCTTTCTTTCGTTCTTCGTAAGTTAAACCGAGAACAAGATTATTGAATACTTGCAGTTCCCTTTCTCTAACCTGCCCACCTTGTGGAAATATCTTTAACCATTGTCTGGCGTGGTGTGTCCAGTCAAAGAATCCGGGAGGAGAATACAAACCTGATATATGATAACTTTTCCAATCTGGTCGTGATGGCGTCCCCGTAGGCTTCCAAATGCCATTATTAAGCATTTCTCTTTTGTGCTTCTCTGTAAAAAATTCTTTACACTCCGGGCAGACGTAACCAACCGAGTTTTCAATAAGATTGTTATTTGAGTCTTTCTCAAATACGACCCCAGCATGCACTTTTTCTTCCCCTTCTATCTTAGCATACCATTCGTAACAAATATAAGCACCACAGCAAGGACATGGCATAAAATAGTATCTTTGGTCTCCCTGATAGAATGCCGGCTCAATAACTGACGTTTGTTTTATCTCTGGGGTTGAGATAAAACAAATTTTCATCTTGTCTTTAAAAGAGTTAAAACGCATCATCAAAAGGGATGCAATATCACCCGCTTGTTTTTCTGAACGTGTGGCAGCTTCGAAATCATCAAAAAAACCGTACTGAAAGGAGTTTTGTTTAACTTTATCAACCGCCTTAATAGACTGAGCCATTAGCGAACCACCGGGAAACTCTTTCAAAGTATCAGTATCACCAGTTTTAAGGTTCTTTTTTTTGATTGTATTTGGTCGGATAAGATAGCGAAGTCCAGAATTAGCCAGCATCTGATCTATCTTTTTTGACATAGCGGTTTTAACCAAAGTCTCATCAGCTGCGGTTAAAATTATATTTCCAGGATGATTCTTTATGATATACCCTATTCCAGACTCAATAAAGTTTGTTGATTTTCCGATTTGAGCACCGCCCATAATAGTGATTATTCGGGTAGGGTCATCGGGGGATAGTCTGTTAAGCGGTTCTTTCCAGTAGGGGAAACGATTAAGCGATGCTTTCCCAGGAAAGGCCGTAACTTCTGACGTTAAAACTCTATACTTTGCAGCCCACTCAGATGGAAGTTCTGTAGTTATTTGGGAGTCAAACAGGGCTGCGAGTTCATCGAGCTGATTCATATTACTTAATTAACGATAATGAATCAGATATACTGTTTTCTACTGCAAATTTAGCTTCTATTACAGCCCGGCTGCTTGCTTCATTGGCTATATCGGTAAGTCTTGAAAGTGTAGAAGTAAGTACAGAATTTTCAACTCCTAAAGAATTTAACGTATCTCTTAGTAGTTGGTCAGTCTGTTGAACGAATGCAGATTTGTATCTCATGATTACCTCTTGAGTAAATCTACCAACTACATCAGTAGAAACTAACTTTCCGCTTATCTTTTCATTCCTTAGTTTAGCAAACTTAGCGTCCTCAATGGCTTTTTTAAGCTTAGCTTGGGATAGACTTGCGTACTCGTTTACTTCTTTTTCGGTATTATTTGTGCTTTCTTTTAATATCGGTTCGCTGGTAACTGTTCCATCTTCGGATTGTGTGATTTTTCGCTGAGAAAGAAAAAAAACGTTTGTTTCGTTTTCATCATCAATCATGCCATTTTGTATAAACAGCTTCCCTCTTTTGCCCCAAGTGTTTATATTTTGAGGTTTTACACCGAGACGTTTTGCAAACTCACCAACTTTCTGAATCATAATTATTTTATGCCAATTTCAACACAAAGATAACACAAAACATTCAAAGTGTAACACAAGTAACACAAAAGCAAATTTTGGATTATTTATATAGTAATCGGGGTTGCAACGCAT